CGTGGGTTGCGTGTAAAGGGAGACGATACACCGATCTCCCCGGCTGAGTTCAGGGATGTAGATGTTGCTTCTGGAACCCTTAAGGATAACATTTTACCCCTACCCTACAAGGAACCTTCCCAGGTTCTTTATCAGCTTCTCCAGACGATTGTAGAAGAAGGGCGTCGTTTTGCGGCGGCTACGGACCTGAAAGTGTCCGACATGTCGTCTCAGTCCCCTGTGGGTACAACGCTAGCTATTCTAGAGCGAACGATGAAAGTGATGTCGGCTGTTCAGGCCCGCATCCACTACGCCATGAAGCAGGAGTTTCGGCTCCTCAAGACGATCATTCGGGACTACACGCCTGAAGATTATACGTATGAACCGGAGGAAGGTCAGCGTAGCGCCAAGCAGTCGGACTACGATCTGGTGGAAGTCATCCCGGTATCCGACCCCAATGCCGCTACCATGGCGCAGAAGGTTGTACAGTATCAGGCGGTTCTCCAGCTCGCCCAGACAGCGCCTCAACTTTACGATCTTCCCCTGCTCCATAGGCAGATGTTGGAGGTTCTTGGGATTCAGAACGCTTCTAAGTTGATCCCACTAGAGGATGACTTGAAGCCCCGTGATCCTGTTTCTGAGAACATGAACATTTTGAATAGTAAACCCGTCAGAGCGTTTATTTACCAAGATCACCAAGCTCACATCACCGTCCACATGACGGCTATGCAGGACCCGAAAATTGCGCAGTTGGTCGGTCAGAGCCCTCAAGCCCAGACTATAGCGGCTGCAGCTCAAGCCCACATCGCTGAGCATTTGGCCTTTGAATATCGCAGACAGATTGAAGAGAGCCTTGGCGTCCCGTATCCGGAACCCGATGCAGAGATTCCGGAAGAGATCGAAGTGCAGCTATCGCGGCTTGCAGCGGCGGGGGCGCAGAAGGTGCTCGCTAAGTCTCAAGCCGAAGCCGCCCAGCAACAGGCTCAGCAGATGGCCCAGGACCCGCTGGTGCAGATGAAGCAGCAAGAGCTGCAGATAAAAGCCCAGGATGTCCAGACGAAACAGGTCAAACTGGCGATAGATTCAGCGGCCAAGGCCGACGAGCTGGAGGTACGGCGCGAGCAAATTGCAGCGCAAGAACGTATTGCGGGTATGCAGGTTGGGGCGAAAATCGCTACCGACAAGACGGCTGCGGATGACAAGAAGCAGCTAGAGGGTGTTCGTATGGGGATCGAGATTGCCAAAGAGACCTCCAAACAAGCTGCGAACGAACGGGCGGCGCAAAGGCAGATGCAAAGCCAGCAACGTGCCCCGAAAGGCACGCCAACTGAGGGGAATAGATGAGCGATGACTTACTAAAGTACCTATCGGCCAAACTCAAAGACGAGCAGGACGTAATTACTTCTGACTTGTCTATGGGGAAGGCCAAAGACTTCGGGGAATATAAGTTTGCCTGCGGGATTATGAGGGGGCTGCTTATAGCTAACAATCTAATAGTAGAAATATCTGAAAGGATGGACACAAGCGATGACTGAACTTCTAGTCGGCACAAACCCCGACAATATAGAAGATTCCACTGTATTGCCGGAAACGCCTGAGAAAAAGGCTAAGCAACTACCGAACCCTTCAGGGTACCGTATTCTGTGCGGAGTCCCTGACGTAGAGGCCAGGACTGAGGGTGGCCTTTTTAAGTCTGACATCACTATGCGTAACGAGGAACTCCTAACGACGGTCCTGTTTGTTATTAAATTAGGGCCGGATTGTTACAAGGATTCTAAGAGGTTCCCTTCTGGACCTTGGTGTAAGGAGGGCGACTTCATACTGGTACGTCCGCACGCTGGTAGTCGGGTTAAGATTCACGGTCGCGAATTTAGGTTCATCAATGACGACTCCGTTGAGGGTGTTGTTGAGGACCCGCGCGGCATTTCCAGAGCCTAATGGAGGCACAAATGGCTGGACAAGCTAAGAAAATTGAAGCAGACGACGATTTTTCCGTGGAGTTAGAGGGTGAAGAGGTGGAACGGGGGAATCCCGCTAAGCCTGATGCTGCACCGCAACAAAGAGCTGAACCGGACATCGAGGTTGAAGACGATACCCCTGAAGCAGATAGGGGGCGGACTCCGCTGCCGAAACACCTGGTTGAAGAGTTAGAGGCGGACGAGCTTGAGGATTATAGCGATAAGGTAAAGACGCGCCTCAAGCAGATGAAGAAAGTTTGGCATGATGAGCGCAGGGAAAAAGAACGCGCCATGCGTGAACAGCAAGAGGCTGTTCAGCTTGCCAAGCAGATGCTGGAAGAGAACAATCGGCTCAAGACTACTCTTTCCGATGGAGAGAAGACTCTAATCCAGTCTTACCATACGGCGGCGCAACTGGAGTTTGACGCTGCTAAGAGGGCTTACAAAGAGGCTTACGAGTCGGGTGATTCGGACAAGGTGGTAGACGCCCAGAACAAGCTGGCTAACGCCAACTACAGGCTTGCTCAGATACAAGCGTATAGGCCCACTTTACAGACCCCCTCTCTTCCCCCTACAATGCAAACCGTAACACCTCAACGTCCCGTTTTGGACGCCAAGACTCAAGCGTGGCAAGAGCGCAACACTTGGTGGGGAACGGACGAAGAGATGACAGCGAGTGCTCTTGGTCTGCACCAGAAGTTACTCAAACAGCACGGCGACTCGTTCGTTGGTACTGATGAATACTGGCGCGCAGTGGACGAAACAATGCAGCGCCGTTTCCCTGAGTACTTCGGGGAGCAAGAGACTCCGCCCGTTAGCAACGGCAAAGCTAACGGACGCACAGAGACAAAACCAGCCACAGTAGTAGCTCCAGCGTCTAGGAGTACGTCCTCCAAACGGATCGTGCTCAAGCAATCGCAGGTTAGTCTTGCGAAAAAGTTAGGTTTAACCCCAGAGCAGTATGCTCGTGAAATGCAGAAGCTGCAGAAGTTGGAGAACTAAAATGGCTGAATCGAGACTTGCACGCGAACTTGAGAATAGAACCGAAAACGAAAGGCCGAAGAGCTGGCAACCGCCGTCTCTTTTGCCCGAGCCGGATAAACAGCCTGGATACGCATATAGGTGGGTCCGCACCGAATTGCTGTCCTCGCCAGACCCTCGGAATGTATCTGCGAAGATGCGTGAAGGGTGGGAGCCGGTGCGGTTAGAGGAACAGCCCAAGTTCAAGTATTACATGTCACCGAAGAATGATGGCCCGTTCAAGGACAACATTGAGGTGGCTGGGTTGTTGCTTTGCAAGATTCCTGAAGAGTTCATTCAGCAGCGTAAAGAATGGTACGCCAAGAAGAACAGCGATCAGATGGAATCTGTGGACAGCAACTTTATGAGAGAGAACGATAGCAGGATGCCGCTCTTTCGGGAGAAGCGTTCTACTACGTCGTTTGGTAAAGGCAAATAACTTTTAGGAGCTAAACATGGCTTATCCCACTGTTGCAGCCCCGTATGGGTTGCGCCCGATCAATCTGATCGGTGGGCAGGTCTTTGCTGGTTCTACCCGTCAGATTCCGATTGCTACCAATTCAGCGACGGCCATCTATTATGGTGACGTTGTTAAATTGATTAGCTCCGGTACCATTGAACGGGACACTGGCACGGATGCTGCTACTCCTGTTGGCGTCTTCCTTGGGTGTACCTACACGGACCCCACTTATGGATTGACGTTCCGGCAGTATTACCCTGGCACCACGAATATCACCGATGTTACGGCGTATGTTTGCGATGACCCGGATGCGTTGTTCAAGGTCGCTGTTGTTTCTGCAACGACCACGATTGGTGGCGTCACTCAGACGGTTATCGGTAATAACGCGGTTCTCGTTCAAAATGCTGGTTCTACTATTACTGGTAACTCCAAGGTCGCGGTGGATGACAATACGGGCACGACTAGCACGTTCCCGGTTCGCATCATTGAAGGCGTTGCGGAGACCAAGAATAGCAGCGGTTCGTACACGGAAGTTGTCGTGAAATGGAACGCCGGTATGCACCAGTATAATAACTCTACTGGCGTATAGGAGGCTAAATAGATGGCTATTTCACGCGCACAACTACTGAAAGAGCTGCTTCCCGGCCTTAACGCTTTGTTTGGTCTGGAGTATGCTAAGTACGGCGAAGAGCATAAGGAAATCTTTGAGCAGGAATCTTCGGAGCGTTCGTTCGAAGAAGAAACCAAGCTCTCTGGCTTTTCTGCTGCTCCCGTCAAGGATGAAGGCTCTGCCATTGCATATGACAATGCGCAGGAAGTCTTCACCGCACGCTATAACCACGAAACGATTGCCCTTGGGTTCTCGCTCACGGAAGAAGCGATTGAGGATAACCTCTACGACTCGCTCTCCTCGCGGTACACGAAGGCCCTCGCTCGCGCTATGGCGTACACGAAGCAGACGAAAGCTGCGGCGATTCTGAACAACGGCTTTGATGGCACGAACTACCCCGGTGGTGACGGCCAAGCTCTTTTCAGCTCGTCGCATCCGCTTGTTTCTGGCGGTACCAACTCCAACCAGCCTTCGGTGGCTGCTGACCTCAACGAGGCTTCTCTTGAGAACGCGGTTATCGACATTGCTGCTTGGACGGATGAACGTGGGCTCTTGATTGCGGCTAAACCTCGCAAGCTCATCGTTCCTCCGGCGTTGATGTTTGTCGCGACTCGTTTGCTCGAAACTGAGCTTCGTGTCGGCACGGCTGATAACGACATCAATGCGCTCAAGTCGAACGGTTCGATTCCGGAAGGTTATTCGGTTAACCACTTCCTGACGGACACGGACGCTTGGTTCCTTAAAACGGATGTTCCGAATGGTCTTAAACACTTTGTCCGTTCGCCCATGGCGAACTCGATGGACGGTGATTTCGACACCGGCAATGTCCGCTACAAGGCCCGCGAGCGTTATTCGTTCGGTTGGTCCGACCCCCTTGGAATGTATGGTTCCCAGGGCGCGGCGTAATGTTATGGGGGGAGGGTTCGCCCTCCCCCTATTTCTTAGAATCCGTACTGACTGATTTGCAGACTTAGTAGAGACAGTGCGGAAAGTGCTACTACACGGAGATAAAAATGGGTACGACAACTTTTAGCGGTCCAGTTAAGGCCGGAACTATTCAGAACACGACGGGCACAACGCTTGGTTCCAATGTAGCGAATGTTGGCTACGTTGTTATGGCGCAGTCGGCGGCTATCACTCAGAGCACGACGGCGGCGGGAACTGGGATTGTCATCCCGGCTAATTCTCAGATTCTTGAGATCACTGTTTTCGTCACGACAGCTTTTGATAACTCGGCTACCCTGAGCGTCGGCACTAGCTCTTCATCCAATGAATTGGCGACCGGGGTTGCAGTCTCGACGATCAACACGATTAAACTGGCTTCGCAGGCGACGATTCCGGATGCGGATGCTTGGGAAGATGTCGGTACCACCGATGTTGAAATCTACGTTGATTCGAGCGCCACGACTGCGGATGCGGGTGTAGCTACTCTGACGGTTACATATATCCAGAACAACAACCTGGCTTAGTAAAGGGGATACCTGATGGGTATGCAATACGACGTTAAGGCGTCTAAACCCCTTACAGCTACAGGTAGTTTTCTAGATCAGTCAGATAACGCTCTCGGTAGGGTGCGCATTAAGGCCATCTATACCGTGAACGGGGCTTCTGCAGGCTCTGTAGTCATCTCGGATGGTGACGGTGGTACTACGCTTATCACCCTAAACACCCCTGCAGTGGCTAATGATGGCTCGTCTTATCTGCTTCTACCTGGAGAGGGTATTTTGGCGTCGAGTGCCGTCTACGGCACAGTCACGAATACTGCGTCAACCGTTGTTATATACGGGTGATTTATGCAGGCAGAGAAGGCTTATGATCTAGCGGGGCGTAGGCTTTTTGTAGCGCTTCCGGCTTACGACTTTAAGGTGTCGCTTAAGTTAGCGATATCTTTAGCTAAGCTTGCGCAAGCTGCTCCGCAGCACGGTGTGTCGTTACAGATCGGTAGCATTTGCGGATGTTCGGTAGTGTCTCGGGCTAGGAATTTACTGGCTCAAGACCTACTGGACTCCGACTGCACTGACCTAATCTTTATCGACTCAGACATTAACTTTGAGGCTGACGATGTATTTCGTCTGCTTGCTTGGGCGTCTGACCCTAAGAAGGCAATAGTTGCCGGGGTTCCCCGTGTTCGTAACGTCGATAAGATTTACATTGCGGATATGGACTACGACGAGAACAACCAGCTTACTATGAATGGTATGGGGCTCGTTCGCGGTAAGCGTGTCGCTACTGCGTTCATGCTAGTCCGTAGAGAGGTATTCGATACTCTCGCTAAGAAACACCCTGAGTGGCAGTATTACGATAAAAAGTCTGACCGTATGCTTACGGCTATGTTTGACTTTATGCTCACCGAAGAAGGCTACATGGGTGAGGATTTCTTATTCTGTGATCGTGCTAGAGCCGAAGGGTTCGAAGTCTGGATCGACCCGTCTATTAAACTGGGGCATATGGGTGTCCAAGAATACCAAGGCTGTTTTGGCAACGACGTTCTTTATCCGATGATTGTGCCGGGGGAGAAGGTCGCATAATGGCTACTAAACTTATTTCCAAGAAAACTATGCCGTGCAACAAGGCACGGGCTACCCCTACGCATCCTAAGAAGTCGCACGTCGTTAAGGCTTGCGAGGGGGGCAAAGAAAAGATCATCCGTTTTGGTCAGCAAGGTAAAAAGGTGGGTACTGTCAGCGGTACTGCTGGTAAACCGAAGGCTGGTGAGTCTCAACGGATGAAAAACAAACGTAAATCCTTTAAGGCCCGCCACGCTAAGAATATCGCCCGAGGCAAAATGAGTGCTGCCTACTGGGCCGATAAAGTTAAATGGTAGCGCCATGGAGATGATGGTATGGAACACTATTCTTTCCGGCGTAGTTGCTGTTATGGCCGTGCTACTTAAAGGAAAGTTTGACGAGCTTAATCGTGTAGGCATCCTCCTTAATAGGACTAGGGAGGAGGTAGCTCGTGATCATGTTACTCGTGCAGAAGTATCGCGTGATCTGGAAAAACTAATGGAGCGTCTCGATACAGGCATTAACCGCCTGGAGTCTAAAATCGACGCTTTAGCAAAACGGGGTTAGAGAGATGGCTGAAGACACACCTCCTACTTGGGAAGAAGTTCAAGAGGCGTTAAGACGGCAGAGAGCAGCTATTAAAAAGCGCCAAGACGAAGTTGACGAAATCGCGGCGGGGGGAGACGACCCTTTTGATGAGGGGATGTCTTTTGTCATTGAAGAGCCGGATGAAGAGTCAAGGAAAAACAACAAAGCCGCTGGTGGTCCGATGCACAGGATGCCTGATGGCTCTATGATGCCTGGTAAGCGGCACGGCATGGCCCATGGCGGCCCAATGCACAAGAAGAAAGCTTCTAAGAAGAAAAAAGTGTCTGCCGCGTCAAAGCGCGGTGATGGCTGTGCTCGTAAGGGCAAGACCAAAGGGCGTATGGTTTAACTTATAACTCATGGAGACTGATATGCGTGGTATGCGGGTTAATAGAGATCGTATGGGTATGGCTATGGATCGCAAAGGTATGCGCGGTCCTGGTATGACGCGCCCTGCCGGTATGAAGAAGGGCGGTTCAGTTAAGATGGCTAAAGGCGGTTCTGCTTGTAAACCTAGAGGTATGAAGAAGGGCGGTTCAGTTAAGATGGCTAAAGGCGGTTATGCTTGTAAACCTAGAGGTATGAAGAAGGGCGGTTCCATCGACGGTTGCGCTGTTAAGGGTAAAACCAGACCCTAATGAAGCCTAAAGCTAAAACTAAGTCGCGGGTAAACGAAGCCGGTAACTACACCAAACCGGGGCTACGTAAGCGGCTGTTTGAGCAGATAAAGGCAGGTAGTAAAGGCGGTAAGCCTGGGCAATGGAGCGCACGTAAGGCGCAAATGCTAGCTTTGAAATATAAGAACGCTGGCGGAGGCTATAAGTGAGTGCGCTCAAAAAACCCCAGAAAAGCTTGAAAGCTTGGACCAGAGAGAAGTGGCGCACTAAAAGTGGCAAGCCGTCTACGCAGGGGCCTAAAGCTACAGGCGAACGCTATCTACCTGAAAAGGCTATAAAAGCGCTGTCCACTACGGAATACGCTGCGACTACTAAAGCTAAGCGGGAAGGCACTAAGAAGGGTAAGCAGTTTGTACCGCAACCCAAAAATGTGCGTAATAAAACCAAAAGGTACAGGACTAATGGCAAAGGATAAAAATTGGATTCAGAAGGCTATTAAGAAGCCTGGAGCCTTGCGTAAAAGCCTAAAGGCTAAGAAGGGCGAGCCTATTCCCGAAGAGAAGTTGAAGGCAGCAGCTAAGAAACCTGGTAAACTTGGGCAGCGAGCCCGGTTTGCAATGGTGCTCAAAGGTATGAATAAGGAAAAGAAAGGTAAGTAAAATGGGCGTAGGATTATCAATTCCATCGCAATCACAGGCTCAGCCGCAAGGTATGGGTGGTACAGCAACGGGTTTTCCTACCACCAATGTTTTGCCGCAGTACGCCGCGCAGCTGGGGAGTGCCCCGCTTGCTGTTCCTAATCCGACGCAGCAGATGTTGCCTAATCAAGCAGCCTCGCTAGCTTCCTTTCAAGGCGCGCCGATGGGCGCTTTCCCCACACCAAACCCTATGGTCGAACGGCCCCCTACGCTCGGACAGGCGCAAATGACGGAATCTTTACAGCAGATGTTGCCTAATCAAGCCCCGCTAGCTCCCTTTCAAGGCGCACGGGCCCCTACGCTCGGGCAGGCCACAGCAATGGCTCAACAGGCCGCTATGCTACAGCCCCAACAGTCTACCTATGGCGGACCGCTTCAACAGCCCCAACCGCCCGCTAAGCTACAGAATTTATATGATAGGTTTTTACAGCAACAGCCTCAACAGCTCCCACCGCCCCAACAGCCTATGCGTGGGCTAGGCGGGTTACAGAATTATATGCAGCCTAACATGGCGAGGTTTTTACAGCGTAGGGCTCGCATGGCACGGGCGCTCCCCCGGAAAGGGTAGCTTATGACGACTTCAGGCACTGAGACTTTTAACCTAGACCTCAATAACCTTGTTGAGGAGGCGTTTGAACGGTGCGGCGCAGAGCTGCGTACCGGCTATGACATGCGCACGGCTAGACGGAGCCTGAACCTGCTGACCATCGAATGGGCGAATCGAGGTATTAACCTTTGGACCATAGAGCAGGGGTCCATTGCTCTAACCCAGGGTACTATAGCTTACAATCTACCTATAGATACCATTGACCTTTTGGATCACGTCGTTCGGACGGGGACAGGGACGAACCAAAGCGATATAAATATCAGTCGTATTAGTGTGGATACCTACGCTACGATTCCAAATAAGAACGCCCAAGGCCGTCCGATACAAGTGTGGATAAATAGGCAGTCCGGGGCTACTGACCCTACTGACGGGGTTGTCTATCCTACGATCAATGTTTGGCCTACCCCGGATCAGGACAACACTTATACCTTTGTCTATTGGAGATTACGGCGTATTCAAGACGCAGGTAACGGGACTAGCACTCAGGATATTCCCTTTCGGCTTCTTCCCGCTATGGTAGCTGGTTTGGCCTATTACCTGTCTCTCAAGCTTCCCGATGCTTTGGACCGGACGGCGCTTCTCAAGTCGATGTATGATGAGCAGTGGGACTTGGCTTCTTCGGAAGACAGAGAGAAAGCGCCCCTACGGCTAGCCCCGAGGCAGTCTTTTATCTAGGAGCGGACCATGCCCAATAGGTTTGCTTCAGGCAAACATGCCATTGCAGAGTGTGATAGGTGTGGCTTTCAGTACAAGCTGAAAGAGCTACGAGAACTTATCGTTAAGACTAAGAACATAAACATCTTGGTCTGCCCTTCCTGTTGGGAGCCTGATCAACCACAGCTACAGTTAGGTATGTATCCAGTAGATGATCCTCAAGCTTTACGTGACCCCAGACCAGATACCAGCTATAGTCAGAGCCGTGACATACAGTGGGGTTGGGGGCCTGTCGGGCTGAATAATCCGCTAGGGTTGTCAGGATTAAAGGATAATCTGGTGGCTACGGGGCAAGTAGGCACTGTAACAGTTACAACTAGCTAGGAGATTAACATGGCGAGCAAAAAGTACGGTAACCAGCCCCAGAAGGTTCCGGTTCCTGACTGCAATGGGTACCCCAACAACATCCCTAACACGCAGACCCAGAAGACGAAGGGCGCTGGCGCAGCTACCAAAGGCACTGGTCATTCCAGCAAGATGGGCTAAACAGTGAACTACGCTACTCTTGTAGATACGATAAAAGCGTATTCGGAGAACGACTTCCCCGATACGGCAGGCTCTGGGGACTTAACCTCCACGGAGCAATTAAACACGTTCATCCAGCAGGCTGAACAGCGTATCTATAATACAGTCCAAATACTGGACTTACGGAAGAACGTCACTGGTATGACCACTTCCGGCAATAAATATCTTACGGTTCCCGATGACTGGTTGGCTACTTTTTCTATGGCCTCTGTGGACCCGTCTGACGGAGCGTATGAGTTTATGCTGGATAAGGATGTTAACTTTATCCGAGAAGCATTTCCTTACCCAGCAACTACGGGCAAGCCCACCCACTACGCAATGTTTGATGAAAATTCGTTCATCCTAGGGCCTACCCCAGACGCTACCTACACGATTGAATTGCATTATTTCTACTACCCCGAGTCTATTGTTACCGCTTCGACAACGTGGCTTGGCGATAACTTCGACTCTGCGCTTTTGTATGGGTCTCTTTTGGAAGCCTATACATATATGAAGGGCGAGCAAGATGTGCTTGCTATGTACCAGAAGCGGTACGACGAGGCGATGGTGCTTTTGAAACAAATGGCAGAGGGCAAAAATCGTCAGGATATGTATCGCACACAACAAGTGAGGTATCCGGTAAAATGAACGGTGAAGTTGCTTCTCTTTTAGGGGGTAGTGTTGAAGTCAGAACTACCTCCAACAGGGGTTTTACCCCTGAAGAACTGACAGATATGGCGCTAGATAAAATTATCTATGTGGGTAATGACGCCCATCCCGCCATAACTGACCAGGCACGAGCTTACAGGGCTCGTATCCGTATGGTTTTGCTTCACTATATGAAGGAAGCAGTGCGGTCTCATAATACTACGTTAACCAATAGACTCGTGGAAGCTGGACACCGCGAGTTGCTACCTATTCTAGAACCTTAAGGAGGTTATTATGGCTATTACTCAGGCTATGTGTGCTTCGTTCAAAGCGGAAGTTTTGCTTAGCGTACACGATTTCCGGGCCAGTGGTGATACTTTTAAGCTTGCACTCTACACGTCTGCTGCAACCTTAGGTGAGAGCACCACGACGTATTCAGCAACCAATGAATCTTCCGGCACGGGCTACAGTGCAGGCGGTGCTGCGCTTACTAATGTCGGCGTGGCTACGGGCTCTAACGCTGGTTGGACGGATTTTAGTGATCTGACTTTCAGCTCTTCCACAATCACTGCTCGCGGGGCGCTGATCTATAACAACACGCCTTCGGCCACCGATAATAGTGGCGCGGCACTTACAAACGCTGCGGTGTGCGTGTTAGATTTTGGGTCGGATAAGTCTTCTTCGTCTGGGGATTTCACGATTGTCTTTCCTGCGTCGGCGTATAATACGGCTATTATTCGTATTGCGTAGGGTAGCGCCATGTTTGAGGTGCTGGGCGGTGGAATCTTAGGCAGTTTGTTAGGGGGCCTTTTTAGGCTTGCCCCCGAAGTGTTGAAGTGGCTGGATAAAAAGAACGAGCGTAGCCATGAGCTAGCTATGTTCCAACAGCAATGCCAACTAGAAGCTGCTAGGGGTGAACAAAAACTTGCTGAGATAGGGGCACAAAGAGCCGCCGATCTCGATACCGGAGCTATGTCTGCGTTTCAGGCTGCGATTAAGCAGCAGACAGATATGGTTAAGATAGCTGGTGGTTGGACTGCCGCGCTGTCTGCAAGTGTTCGCCCTGTTATGACCTACTATCTTCTCGTTCTATACGGGGTTGTTAAGTCCTGTTTAGTAGTTAACGAGATGGCGCTCGGTACTCCATTTACGGTCGTTATGCCTTCTTTATGGGGGGTAGACGACATGGCGCTTTTATCCGGCGTGGTTAACTATTGGATTCTAGATAGGACGTTAGCCAAGCGTGGTATTTGATGTTCGATCTAACTATAGCCAAGGAGCTGTGCAAAGAGTTTGAAGGGTTTAGGTCCGCTCCGTATCTCTGTCCAGCGGGGGTTCCCACAATAGGGTACGGGGCGACGTATTACACGGGGGGCCGGAAAGTGGCGCTAGCAGACCCTCCTATATCGGAACGAGAGGCGGAGGCGCTTCTGGAGGAAGAGTTAAATAAAACATACTTACCGGGAGTCTTAAGGTGTTGCCCTATAGTTTTATGCTTTCCAGAGGTGTTGAACGCTCTTGTAGATTTTTCGTTCAATCTAGGGGTAGGGCGGCTACAGTCCAGCACGTTAAGGCGTAAGGTAAACGAAGAGAAATGGCCGGAAGCCATACATCAAATTAAAAGGTGGGTACGCGGCGGGGGACGAGTTCTACCAGGGCTTGTACGTAGGAGAGAAGCAGAGGCTGCTTTATTTCCTTTAATATAGGTGGCCGTTGTGAGCTACATTGTCTGCTTCGATAAAACAGATGCAAAGATACATATGGTTGTATCTAACGCTCGCAATCTGAGCGATCCGGCTTTTCACCCTGGTGATTGCTTTCAAGTCGTCTTCACTAACGACGAGTATAATAACGCTGGCGGTCAGTGGTACGCGCTTTGTAAACTAGCTGTTCTGCGAGTCTCTCCAGAAAACGCCCTGGTCCTGAATAAGAGGACTGATGACTATGACGCAGAACAAGAGCGCCTTAGAATAGAGCGTGAAGCCATAGTAGTAACTTCTCCGGATACAGAAGAGCCTTATGTAGATGACGCGGTGATCTAAATGGCCGTCGTCCGCATAGTCCTTACTTCCGGCACGACGTGGAATGTTCCAGCGGATTGGAACAGTTCCAACAACACAATCTACGCTATCGGCGCGGGCGGTAACGGCGAAGGCGCTGTAGACGATTCTTACGGCGGTGTTGGGGGTGGCGGCGGTGAGTTCCGCGCTGTTCAGAACGTATCTCTTACCCCGTCTTCAACGGTTGATATTAACATCGCTGCTGGAGGTGCGGGGTCGGGCGCAGATGGCACTTGGCTCAAAAACAACGCCAGCACTATCGTTTTAGAAGCTAAGAACGGCGGGAACGGCGCGAGCAGAACTGGCGGAAGTGGCGGAACCGGCGGAACCGGCAGCTACATTGCGTTTGATGGCGGCGCTGGCGGCGCGAACACTGGCACAAGTGCTACTGCGGGCGCGGGTGCGGGTGGTGGGTCGTCGGGCGGTCCAAACGGCGCGGGCGAGGTAGGTGGTAGCGCACAAAGCACGGCAGTCCGCGGCGGTGGCGGCGGAGGTGGCGCGGGCGGGTCATCCAGCACAGCAGGAGGGGACAGCACAGGTTCAACGGGCGGAGCTGGCGGCGACGGACCAGACGGGACGGGCGGCGGATCAAGCGGAAGCCCCGGCGGTGCTGGAACCGCTGGAACGGGGGGTGGCGGCGGGGGCGCGAATAACGCGACTGGCAGCACAGTAGCCACTGGAGGTGCGGGCGCGGTTTATTACGAATGGGGCGGCGCGTATGGCCCTTCTGGTGGCGGTGGCGGTGGCGGTTCGGCGTCAGGTACCGGCGGAACGGGCAATCGCGACGGTGGCGCGGGAGGCACTTACGGCGGCGGCGGTGGCGGTGGCGCTTTTTCATCAGCTGTTGGGACGGGTGGCGCGGGTGGTCAGGGACTGATCGTTATTGAGTACGAGGGTCCAAACGCGATTGTAAACGTAACT